GCGGATCTAAAGTAAAAGTATATGTTGTATTAGTTATTGTTGAAGCGGTGATTGCAAATCCAGAATTTGAAGTTGGAATTGCATATAACCCAGGTGTTCCACTTGGGATAGATCTTGCTTGGTCTATAGGAGAATTTAAATATAATATTAAAGCATCTCCAAACCATTCGCGAACATTTTGGAATAACAATGTATCCTCATATCCTGAATAAACCGTAGATCCCTTTGCGAAATTACCACCACCTATATTTGTACTTACTAAATCTGCTGTTGATAATATAACAGAAGATTGTCTACCAAATTTATCAGCTATTACAAATCCTACCTGATAATTTCTATTCTTTTTTAATGTATGATTTGGGTATTCTATAAAATTAGTTCCTGTTGGTGATTTAATCTGAACAGACATATTATAATTTATAGATGATAAACAAGTATACTTATCATAATAATTTCCATAAATTATTCTATTACCCGCTACTTCCTGAGATTTTGCTCTAACTGGTACTTTATCATATACTCTTACTGTTTGATTTTCAGGTAGTGTTTTATAAGGTTTTTGAGATTGATATGGCTGTACATAATAATTATTATCAGCATTAATTGGGGTATTTATAGAAGATATAGGAATTGTTTCAAAAACTTTAATAGCATTTGAATCAGACTCCTTATATAAAATATCAATTTCTTGTATTTTATAACTATTATTTAGATTGCTTACTTTGTCAGGAAATGGTACAATTAGTTCAATGTTATTTATATTATTCTCAAACCAATTTATAACAGTACTTCTATAAGCATCCGTTTCGTTTCCTGCAATAAAATATCCTTTTTGTTTTGGTATATAGGCTATTTGTGTAAATGGAGCCATTAAGGAATATTCGTTATCATCGTATTTAAAACGATAACTAAAACGAACATATCTGTCTTCTAAAAAAACAGGATCACCAGGCCAAGTAGGGACATCGGATTTATCCGACATGGTGGATATCAAGAATGTTAGTTCATCACCACTTGTTATAGCTGTTGGAGGAGCTTCATATAAAGTTATCGTATTAACTGAAACCCCTGTTACTATTATATAATCTGCACCAGTTATATCATCTGATATAACAGTCATTCCTGGAACAATACCAATTGCGCTATTTAATACTATTTGTGTAGGAGATGTAACGCTAGATACTGTTGCAGTTACTTTTCGATACATTTTAATAGGCTCTATGGGCGCATATTTTGCAACAGAAATTTGTTCTTCAGTAGTATAATAGTTAGGAGTATTTAATGCGCTAGATACATTTATTTTTCTAGGTTGATTTCTATTATCGGTCCAAAATAGTAATCCTTCAATTAAATTTACACCAGTTATTCTAAATTGTCTATTTTTAGCAAAATTTAAAAATAACCCTTCGACAAGTACCGTGTAAGTAGCGGGATTAGCGTTAAGATCCATCATTACAATCTTCATTGTACCTGAAGTAGGATATGTAATATTATTTGGTGATGGGTCAATATAATCCGTTAAAAATTGGAACATACGGTTATTTTGGTTATCCATAAAAGCACCAATACATTCTAAGTTTGGATTAGTCTCTGGTGTAATTTTAATGTTACCACGTACGTTTTGTAATACTCCAATATTATTTGTTTCGGACTTGCCTACTTCTATATTTAAAGCATCTCTATATTGTGAATTTGGTATAAGTCTATCGTCTAAATCTTTATTCATTTTAGACGCTATAAAACTATTTTTAATTTCTGCCATTTAATTTAGTGTTTAATCCATTTAGATTGACCTCTTAATACTTGAGTAATTTCTTCTAATTTAATATTAGATAGTCTAATTTTAGCATTTCTTAATTTAGCGCTTTTTTCTTGTTTTAAACGATTAATAATGTATTCAGGTTGATTTACCCTAAGTGACATTATAGCGTGTATAATATAAGCATACATTGCTTCCTCAGCCAATTTAGGCACTCTTGTATCTAAATCATATGCCAATCCGTCAGATATATATTCAAATACTATTATTTTATTTATTAGGTTGCTACTAAACGATATTTTTCCTTCTCTATCATCTATTGTAAACCACCCGTTGCTATTTGAGTACTGTGGGTCTAACCCATATCTTTCGCCCAAAAAACCATAATATAACCAATTATCATAACCGTAACCATAACCCATTGCTCCCCATCCTTGATCTGCATAACCATCTCTGTAACCCATATTGTTTCTTTTCCATCTAAGTTCTGTTATAGAGGTTCCTTCTATGTTGCTACCAAAGTTATCTTGTAATGGTTCACCGTTGTTATCTTGTAATGGTTTTTCGTAAGGGATTGTTGTTAGATTATTTGTAGGGTATATTGGGTGCTTTATACCGTGGTGATCAATCCATGCTAACTTAACATAATTAACATAATCTTGCGGTAATATAACACTCAATGAATGCGGTACAGTTAATTCTTGTGACTTAATACTTTTTAAAGTATCATAACTAAATTCCTGCAGACTACGTTTAGCATGGAATATTACGTCAGTTCTTTTAACTTGTTGTATTAATTTACCATCTCCCACATAAGCAACCATAAAGTTGTTTATAATATCATTTAAAGTAATATAGCCGTAACTTCCATAATTGTCTTCTACGGCTTGCCCATATGCTTTTTCTGATTGATTAGTACCATATTGACCCCCATCTAATTTTTTTAGCTGAACAACTATATATAGATTTTCTGCAGGAGGGTTAGGAAATACAATTGCATTATCTACAACATCATATCCCCATACATATTCTTCAAATGTTCCAGGTTGGGCTGTTTGACTAGTGTATAATTTAAAATTATTTAGGCCATAATTAACCTCTCCTGGATCCCAACTTCCGAATATTAAGTCTGTATTAAATGTTGTTAAAAATGTAGTTGTAACATCATCGCCTATAAAGCCTTGTGCTCCTTCGTAATATTGTCTATTTGTTTCGGTTATTAAACCATTATTTGGTATTGGCATACTTTATTAGCTTTTTGAATTAATATTTTCAGCCTGTACTTGTTGTGCTGCTATTTGAATTATCTGCGGATCTTTTATAACTATCCCAGAATAAAGTAATATTCTTGTTATTAGGTTTGTTTGCTCTATTGGATGTAACTCAAAATTTTGAGATCCAGTAGGATTTGAAATTGGATTGTATTGCGATGGATTATATATATATTGTTGATTTGGCCCCAAAGTAAAGTTCCATATTGGATTAGCGGGCTTTCTAATATATGTGCAGGAAATTACATCACCAGTAATTATTTTTGGGTGTATATATATTTTTCCCTCTTTATAAGTATATACTGGCCAATAAAGAGAAGGTTTTGTTAAAGGCGACAGATTAAGTTCTAATAATTCATTTGGTTGAACATATTGAACTATTTTATCGTCTTTATATATTACTGTTCCTAATTTATAAAAATCAGTAAGAGCCGTGGTTGCATAATAATCTGCAACGGGGGTACATGCTCCTTCTGTTTGAAATATTTCTATTTTTTCTTGTAAGTTTTTAACACGATTAGCATATTCACTATCGTTTTCCGGCACACGTAGTTGTTGGTTAAGGTCCTCAAAATACTCATTGAATATTTCAAGTTGAACTTGTGTTGCGGTTTTATTAAATTCATCAGGGGTTAAATAACCTCTTTGTTCTTTATTGATTATTAATAAAACAGTTCTATAAACTGTATCTACATTTACTGCCATCTTGTATCTTTATTATAATATTTAGGCGGTAACGAACGCCACCGCCTACATATTAATATTACGTATTATTTAAGTTTTTTCTCTATTGCCTTAAAGATTTCTACGCCTTCATCTGTTTTGAAAAATGCAGCCATTGCTGAGTATGGATTTTCATCAAATGGAACGGTCATTAATTTTCTTCCATTCTCTCCCCAAGTAAATGTTCTTTGGTCTTGTGATAATTTTATAATCCCTACTTCCGATGCTCTAATAGCCAAGTTCCTTAATGGAACATTCTCATCATTTGCTAAGTCTAAGAATAAAGCTGGATTTCTTCTAGCAAGTAAAAGTAAATCTCTCTTGATTTCTTTAGAGCTCATTTTATTTACTCTTGATCCTACTTCTACCCTTACAATAGCTTCTGCCATATCAATATCCATATCAAATGCGGCATTCATTGCTTGAACCTCTAATTCTAAGTCATCTAATGTATCTTCAGCAACTGCAACGGGATTGAATTCTCTGTATTTTTTATTTAAAGCTGGATGATAAATAGATAATAATTTTTGTAAGTTTTGTCTTTCTTTTGGAACATTAAGAACTCCATTCTCAAACATAATATGTCCTAATGTAGCTTGTCCTTTTTGTTCACTAACTAATGGAGAATTTTGATTTGTTGCATAACGTAATTCTTCTTGTTCACCAGTCTCTTCATTAAACCATAATAAAGGGTATCTAACTGAGTGTCTGCTTTGTAAAGTATACGTTAAACCAGCATGACTGTCCGCTATAATATAGGTACGATCTTTAATTTCCCATTTTGGTTTTTGTGGTTCTTTTTTTACCGGCTTTGGAGTTTCAACCACTTCGGTATATTCTTGTGTTGCGATTTCTTCGTCAACTAAAATTTCTTTTGCTTTCGCGTTTTGTCTTGTTGCCATAATATAATATAATTTAATAATTGTTTTAAAAGAGTAATAACTACCCCCGTCAGTTCAACGAGGGTAATTACCACTTAGTTGTTATACAGTAGCTGTAAACAATACGAAGTTATTAGCTCCTTGAGTTACTAAACATCTTTCTGATAAAAAGTGAACTTGCATTGCATCTAAATCAGATGTGTAAGCTCCTCCAACAGATCCAGTAATCCAAGATTTCATACGTCTGTCATCAGCTTGGTTAGCTCTATAACGAACGTGTAAGAATGGACGACGGATGTTTGTTCCTAATTGTTGATCGTAAACTGTAGAAGTACCAGCTGGAACTAATACACCATCAATAGAAGTATTAGCCATACCACCACGAGTAGAAGCATCATTTAAGTATTTCCAGTCAGTTTTATAAAAATCGTAAGATCCTCTTCTGAATCCAGAGAAACCTAAATTAAGTGCCATTTGCTCAGAGTTTTCAAATAAACCGTAAGCAACACCACCAGCAGCTCCAGAAGATAAAGAAGCTAACATATCATCAAAGTCAAGAGATGTAGCTCTGTTTAAGAATAACATATTTTCTTCAATAGCACCTTGAGTATCTAAGTTTTTCAAAATTGAATCAAAATCAGATAATCCAGAAGCAGCAGTAAAGTTGTTAACTACGTTTCCTCTTTCTTTAATTGCAGCAAATAAACCTTGAGTTCCTTTAAGGAAGTTTGCAGTATCTAATGTAGAAGTTCCAGAAACTAATTCACCCTCAATTACAGACATTTCTAAGTAATCCTCAAAACGTAATCTTGTTTCAGATTCAGCTTTTAAGTACCATAAGAAACCACCTGTTCCATCTTCAGTAGCAACCTCAACCCATCCAATTTGAGCAGTATCAGATCCAGATACTTGGTATCTTTCTTTAATAATGATTGGAGAGTTGCTAAATTGTGTAAATGATGGAGTTACAGAATTTAACTGAGCATCAGTAGTCCCTTTTCTAAATTCAGATCCATAAACAAAGATTTTAAGATCTGTAGCTCCTTCAAAGTCTACTTCTGTAGCAGATGAATCATATAACGTAGCTTGTGTATATGGTTTAACCTCTAAAACGGCTGGATTGATTTCTCCTCCCACTCCAGTTGTAGGGTTTGCAGTAGAAGCAGTAACATAAACTTTAAGTTCTTTTCCTGTAGAAGGACTCATAACTACTAAAGTTTGTCCAACAGAAATTACGTTGTTTACAAAGTTTGGACCATCAGTAGAGTTAGTTACAAATCGTAATGTATTGTTTGCGGTACATTCTACATCTTTGTAAGCAATGTGTAAACGGTTTTGTTCAGACCAGATAACTTGGTCAGAAGACATAGGCATTTCAGCTCCTACCATTCTTAAGAAACCAGAAAGAGTTCTATTTCCATAACGCTCTACTTCAGCTTCATAAATTTCTGGTAAATATTGTTGCGCGAAAGATGAAAAATCAGGATTACTTGGGTCAGTAAAGTTTAAGTAATTCGTATCTAACGCTTGTTGTCTTTGCGACGGTTTAATTGAACCGTATGCAGGAATCACATTTGACATAATGTTTTAATTTTTAATTGTTAATTATCTTTTTATTTTTAATTTTGTAGAATCAACCCCATTAATTGCTTTTACTTTCCATCCATTAACAAAACCATTATCTGCAGGAGATTGTCTTGCAGTAGTAGTTATATTATTAGATTTAGCAACAACTTCTTTAATTGCATCGGCTTTGCCTTGCTCATAAAAATGTTTTGCAATAGTATCAGCATTTTCTGCAGCATACATCGCTTTATGATATCCTTTAACATCTCTAACCGATCCATCTTCATTTAAGAACTTCTTAATAAGATTTGTGATATTGGATTGTCTTTCAGCTACCGCCTCTGGGTTTGAAACTCCATATCTAAAACTTTTTTCACCTAAATTGAAATCAAAACCTTTGAATTCTTGGGTAAATAATGTTTTAGTTTCAGCTTTAAACCTAGAGTGTTGTGACTCTGCTTTTTGTTGATCCTGATTGTATCGGTTGAAAAAGTCCATTGCTTTTTGTTGCTCTTGAGTAATACCAGGACGTAATTTTATTTCGTCATAGTATTTACTTTTAATAGTTTCCAAATAGTTTTTGGCTTTTGCAACTTCTTCTTTAAATGCGAGTCTTTTTTTTCTGACATCTCGCTCGTCATCTATATCTTCATCATAGTCAAAAGTGTCCTCAATTAAGAAGTCAATTTCGTCCATGCTTAAGTGTGGTCTTGTTTGTTTGTAATATTCCTTTAGTAAAGTGTCACTATCGGTATTAGAATAATCTGCATTTAATCTTACATAGTCCTCAACAGTTCCTCCGGTTTCTTCCATGAATGTTACAAGCTTTTCTATATTTTCTGGTAATTTTCTACCCGTTGTTGCTTGTTCTTCAATATACTGATTTAATTCTGCAGTGGTTTCTTTTACTTCTTGAACTATTTCTTGTTCATTGATTTCTTCAATAACATTTTCAATGGTCCCTTCGTTTCCTTGTCCCACTTCTTGCAATCCCATTTCGGGCTGTTCTGTGCGTAACACGCTGCTCTCTGTGCTTTGTTCTTGAATGGCATCTTCTGATTGATTAGGGATTACTACTTTTGTTATCTCTTCTGCTGGTTTTGCGGCTGATAAATCTACTTTTGTAGGCTCATCTGATTTTGTTAACTTTTTAGGGGTAGCTCTTTTGGCTTTTAATTTAAATTCCCCTTCTTGTTTTACGATTTCTGACATGATATAATATTATAAAATTGGTTAATAAAAATTTATTTTGGTTCAAACTGGGCTAAATCAAACCCATCTAAATTATCAAACCCTGCTGATTCAAAATCTTTTGGAGGTAAATTATTTTGTCTTTGGTTAGTTAAATCAGATTGTATTGTTCCTCTTAACTTTTCTCTCTGATCTTTTTTATCCTCCATCATTTGTATTTTAGCATTTGCAGCCTGTGAAGACATTTGAGCTAATTGCATATTATATTGAAACTCTAATTCCATTAATTGCTGTTTCAATCTTGCTTCGCGCTCCATCTTTTCTATTTCAAATTGATTTTTAGCTTGAGCAACTTGTATTTGGGTTTGAGATAATGCTTGTTGTTTTTGAACCTCTGACATTGCTGCAGCTTCAGCGGTTTGCGCGTTTGCTTGTGCTTGCGCTTGTATATTAGCTTGCTGCATTGCTTGATCTTGCTGTATCTTTTTCTTTCTTTTGTATTTTAAAGCTTGATTAGCAAGTTTAGTATTATTGATTTCTCTAATGTCAATAGCGTCCTCAAGATCAATACCTCCTGATTGCAGTGCAACCTGTATATTTTGTTCTAATTGTAATTTGTCTTCTTCATCTGGTTCAACTTCTAAAGTAATACCAAAATCATGAATATCTAATTGTTCTAATTCTTTAAGTGTTTCTACATTATATATAGATATACTATTTTTTAATGCATCTGCAGTTAAAGGGTACTTCAAAGCATCTCCAACTCTTTTAGATATGTTTTCACATATTCTTAAAGTTAAAAATAAACTTCCTTGTAATATATGTCTTGTTGCAGTGTTTGATGATGCAGCAGCCATTTTTTGTAATCCAACTAAAGTATCTCTATCTGGAGTACTACCGTCTCTTGCCTCGTTTAATCCCGTAACATCCCTAATCATTTGTAAATAATATTGGTATGCAGAAATTAATGATTGTATTTTTGCGCCGGCAGCAGATGTTTGTAATTCTTGAATAGGTACTTTACCAGCATTCATTCCTCCGTCTTGTGTCATGGATCTACCTACTATACTACCCGTTTGGAAATACATGTTTAATGCCTCCGCTGGATTATAATTTGTTCCATTACCTAAATCAACTTCTGCTAATCCATCAACATCAACAAATACACCATCTGGCACCATCTTAGCAAGCACCTGTTGTAATTTTAAATGTGTTAATTGGATCATATCTGCAAAAGTAGTAATTCTACTTACTAGAGATTCAATTCTTCCACGATACATTCTGGGTGCTACAATGGCATAGTTCATATCCACTTTTGTAGTATCCGATAATGGTCTAGTCATATTTTCAGCTAATTCCCATTTAAGCATTTTATTATGTCCTAATATTTTTGCTCCTGAATATAATACTTCAATACTTCTAGAAACAACATCAAAGTTATCACTTGGTGGTGGATTGAAAAAATCAGTTTTTTGTAATGCTTTTTCTAATCCTTGTTCTGTCTGTTTTATTTTAAATACTTGATTTGAATATGTTTTGTAT